CTGCCCATGCTTGGCTTCCTAGTTTAACCCAAGTTCCTGCTGCTACCGCTGTACCGCCACCTGCAACGTTGCCGTTACCTGGTGATTTGTAATAGATTCTTGCATATTCTTTTGAAGCAGTGAATGTACCAGAACCATCTACAGTTTCTACCACTACTGCGTAATCGCCTGTGGCACCAAAAGAAGTTTTTGGAGCATTGCTAGTGATATTGTCTACATCATCATCTGTTAACACATATGGAATCTTAGTTGTGAACTTTTGTCCACCAACTACTGTGGCTGAAGACCCATTCCATTCTTGGATACCCCAAGCTGTAGAACGTGTATCTAACCACCATTGTCCATCGTCTGGTAATGCTCCCGGGGCTGATGCTGATGCTTCTAATTCGGTTAAATCTACGTCAGCCCTAACAATAAATGCTGCGTTGCTCACTCCTAGCAAACTGTATGCTGCTAGAAGACCGTATTCGTTGCGTTCTCCACCATGTACTGGGTTTGAACTTGCTGTCTTTTCAAAGAAAGGTACACCATAAAAATCTACTAGATCTTTTTGGCTCGTCATTTTAAATGCTTTTCCAGCATTTGCTTTAGTTGTTGCAGTAGCAGTACCTGTGCCTGCTGCATTTGTCTTATCTTGCCCTGTGGCAACAACGATAAGAGGTGTTGTGCCTGGCTCGGCAGGTGTATACTGACTCTCGTCGATTACCGTAACTTGTACGCCGGGTGATTGAAGTGCCATGTTCCCTATTCTCCTGGTAATAGTTTTGCTCAATGTATTTAGCGGTGTATGGAGAAATTGGCTCGTTTACCTAATTGAAAAAGGGGTCAAAAAGGTGCAGTTCTTTTAAATATGTTTATGAGACCTTTATGTAAATGCGGATTTAGACCCCGTGCTGTAAACTATAAAAAGGGCGATAGGATCTATTATCGAAGCCTTTGTGAAACCTGTATGTCACACGGGCTCAGCTACGGAATACCTAGATGGCAGCGTGCTGGCTATAAGATAAAATCACAGTGTGACAAATGCGGATATCGATGTCCGCATAGTGAAGTGTTTAGGGTATTCCATGTGGATGGCAATCTTGATAATTGCCGCTATATCAATTTAAAAACTGTGTGTGCTAACTGCGCACTAACACTGAGTAAGGACGGAGTCTTCTGGAAACAAGGGGATCTGTTGGCCGATTACTAGGCTCTGCGCCTGCTTGAATAGATCATCTATAGTTCCATTATTGTCGATAACATGATCAAACTCGTTGCCTAACCATGCCCATTCCGATGCGTGTATTTTGCGCAGTTTCATATTGTTAATACCAATGTTATGCCCTTGATTAGCAGAAACAGCATCATCGTACCATTCAGGCAGTGCACCACGCTGAACCCAAACTATCTGTCCACCTGCTTTTTTAATGGCTTGGATTTCATTAGGAAATCTGCAGTCTGATATCACGATGTTGTCTTTGCTGTTTCTTAATTTGTTTTCTAGACTTGCAATCCAGATATCATCATGAAAACTGCGGCGGCAAACTTCTGTGCCCCAGTATTGCAGCACCCATCGTGGAGTCAATGTAGGCATGTCCAAGCGTTCCGCCCACCACGGATCTACCTGTTCTCGCCATTCACGTGCTTCTGCTGTACGACCTTCTAGCAGAGTTCTGTCCCAACCAAACACCGCAGCCACAGAATCTTTCAGTGTGCTGGCAAATGATTCGCGTCTAAATTCGTGGAAATTAACAAGAAAGTCAGCGACTGTGTCTTTGCCGCTGCCGATAAAACCGCATATACCTATGATCATAATTGTCTCCTATACAACAATTATACAATAGGTTTTTTATAAAGTCAAATATTAATAGTAAGGTTTTGGTGTTTTTGATTTACCAGTGTTTAATCGATTAGCTAACACGCTGGCTGTATTGATTGATTTTGTACGATCTGTTCTTCGAGCTGCTTGTACAGATGTTCTTGCTCTAGTAGTTTTCATACGCTGAGCTTGTGCAATGTTCATAGGAGCATGACATTTTGACGGATGGCTCACCTGTCTACTTTTTCTTGGACCGGATGTACAACGAAACTTTAATTTTGCTTGGCCGCCTCGGGCAGTTTTTTTCCCTACACCCCATACCATTTTGGCTTCGTAGTATTGTTCATCTTGTTCAAATATAAATTCGCTAGCTCGCATGATTATCCAGTAATGAATGTGTAGCCCATGCCGCCTGACACTAATGTGGCTAACTCTACAGTTAGTCTATCAATATCAGCCTGTCCTTCAGATTTCATTGCAGACCCATTTAGTGCTGTCCCACCCTGCGGACCAGCTATACTTGCAAATTTTTCACGTGCCTGACCTAGCATTATCTTACAGTTGGCCAATGAGTAATCTTTAATCCATTGCCCAGCATAGGTATCAGTAATCAATGCAAAGTCTGGTCTAACATTGTAGCACAACAGCATCACACTTTCTTCCGTTCTCGGACGTTGTTCTATGCGTAATTTTTTACTCTGTGAATTGTACGTGAAATTGATAAAGCTACCAAACATTTTGCCCACTAATTCTTGATACTGTGCAAAAAGTTCGTAGGTTAACAGTCCGCCCATGTTGGTAGAACTTAACAAATATGTGTTGGTATAGGCTAGATTAAACGGTTCGAATACGGTGCCACCTGTGCCACCGCCTGTGCGTGATCCTATGCTGCGTCGATATATTTGACGTACCTGCTGTATTTCTGCAGGCAATATATATTCGTTGGTATCTATCAATAGATTTAGGAACACATAGCTTTCTTCCACAGCATTATCGCTGCGTTGTCGGAATACAGCTAGGCTTCGATTCAGTGCTGTTTCGTAGTGTATAGGATCTAATTCCACATCAATCATACCATCGCCTAGCATGGTTTTGCAGTAATCAAATACCTGTTGTTTTGCTTGATCGTTTGAGCTCATATAACTATTTATCTAGCTATAAATATATAACTATGCCGAGACTCAGTTTATACAGACCCGAAAAGGGCAATGATTACAAGTTTATAGATAAAAATATCTGGGAAATGTTCCAGGTTGGTGGTACTGATGTGCTGATACACAAGTATCTAGGACCAGGATCTGCCAGCGAAATCACGCCCTCTACTCCAGGATATACATCTACCACCGAAACACAAATACAAGATCTGCTGTTTTTAGAAAATAGAGATCGCAAGTACGACCCCGATGTTTATATACTACGTGGAGTATACAACGTACAAGATACAGATTTCAATCTCAGTCAGTTCGGATTATTTTTACAAAACGATACTGTTTTTATCAGTTTTCATATCAACGACACAGTAGAAAAAATTGGTAGAAAATTAATGTCCGGAGATGTTATTGAGCTACCCCACTTAAAAGATGATCATGCTCTTAACGATTTGTCATTTGCCTTAAAGCGTTTTTATGTCATTGAAGAAATTAGTCGTGCATCAGAAGGCTTTTCAGTCACATGGTATCCGCATTTATATCGTGCAAAATGTAAACCACTAGTAGACAGCCAAGAGTACAAAGATATCCTTGACGGCGTTGCAGGGGAAGGTAGCGATCTTACATTACGTGACGTAATGAGCACCTATGAAAAAGAAATGCAGATCACACAGGCAGTGCTGGATCAAGCAGAGTCAGATGCACCAAAGAGCGGTTATAACACCAGTCGCTATTATCATTTACAAAAAGACACAGAAGGTAATGCAGAATTAGTCACTGTGGACAGTGATCTAGTAGCACAATACAGTGCAGATCGTGGCGAACCCGCATTAGATGAAAACGGTGATCCAGTATTGGATGAAAACGGTGATCCAGTCTATGCCGGAGCCAATGCCAGCACACAGAATCAAACCATGGATGGCAAATACTACGACGGATATATCACCGAAGATGGTATTCCTGCAAATGGTGCTCCATTCTCTGCTGGTATTGCATTCCCTATTAATCCTACATTGGGCCAATACTGCTTGAGAAAAGATTACTTACCGAATAGATTATTCCGATTCAACGGTAGTCGTTGGGTCAAGATAGAGGATGTGGCTAGAATGACCATGAACAATTTAGGAAATGACGATGTAGTATCAGGACAGAGATTTGAAGGCAAAGATGTGCGTCAAACACAGAAAACTTCATTTATTAATAACGACACTACCGCTAAGATTGATGGTAGAACTGTAAAAGAAAAACAAGGCCTCAGCAAGGCCCTTAGACCCAAGGCGGACGAATAATGCATATTATGGAGGCTTCGGTTTAACACCGACTGAACTAAATCGGATTATTTTTATGACGGCCAAATAAGGCGCTATGTAACGCAGTTCATGCGTATATTCATAGGTTTTAAATACAAGACCGGTGGTGACACACCAGAAGAACGCCAAGTTCCTGTGATGTATGGAGACCTAACACGTCAGGTAGCCAGTATCATCAAAGACAATTCTGAAAACAAGATGAGCACAGTGCCCCGCGTGGCCTGCTATATCACTGGTCTAGAAATGGACACTGATAGATTAAGCGATGCTACTTTTGTCAGCAAGGTCAATATCCGTGAAAGACGTTATACTGATGCGGACAATGACGGCATGGTTGAATATCAAAACGTTCAAGGTGGCAATTACACTGTGGAAAGATTGATGCCCACCCCATTCAAGTTGACCATGAAAGCTGATATATGGACTTCAAACACAGATCAAAAACTTCAACTGTTGGAACAGATATTAGTGTTGTTTAATCCAAGCCTTGAAATACAGACCACAGACAACTATATCGATTGGACCAGCCTTAGTGTGATTAATTTAAATTCCACAAACTTTAGTTCTAGAACGATTCCTCAAGGTGCAGACACAGACATTGATATCTGTAGCCTAGAATTTATGATGCCTATCTATATTTCACCTCCAGCCAAAGTTAAGAGATTAGGAGTTGTGAAAAGTATTATTGCTAATGTGTTCACTGAAAGTGGTGACATTGTGAGCCTAGAAGATTTAATTTATAACCGCCGCAAGGGCACATTTGAAGCTATTGCAAATAGATATCGCGTGCTGTTGTTTAAATCCAACAACGGTCAACCATATGACTATGATCTCACATTGGTAAATGCCGGTGCCGCAGTCTTAGCACTGGGTCTAGATCAGAAAGATTATCAAAATGGCGAGCCTGTAGAATGGGCCACTATACTGGATGTACAAGGTGGATATACTGCAGACAGCCAAGCATTCTTCAAACAGGCCACTGGCTATGATCTAATAGGTACTTTCGCTGTAAATGCCGTGGATCCTAGCATACTTGTTGTGACCTTAGATCAAGACACTGTGCCGCAGAACACGCCAATAGCCAGCACGATCTCAGGTATTGCTGCTAGGGGTACTATTGATGCTATCATCGATCCTCTCAAATATAATCCTATTACAGTTTATGGCAGTCGTGCTAATATTCCGTTAGGCTTGAGATTCTTGATGCTAGAAGATGTAAATCCAAGTCCAAATGTTGGTCTCAGTTACAATCGCCAGGGTGACAGTTCCGCCACTCTGTATGATGGTCCAGATGCTTGGAAAAATTCAGACGGCAATGACGCAGTTATCAATGCCAACAGCATCATAGAATGGAATGGATCAAGATGGATCAGTGTTTGGGAACCTGCTACAGGTACTGCGCCGACATATATCCAAAATCTCAAAACTGGTATTAAATATCGCTGGGATGGAGAGCAATGGCTCAAAGCATTTGAAGGCGAGTATGCACCAGGATATTGGGGCTTTGTACTAGATCCACAATAAGTAAGTGATGCAACAACGTGCCGGATTACTATT